TGAACAGGACATGGAAAAGAGTACCTGTTAGGATATTCTACATACTCAATATCTAATCTATCTAAAACTTCTGGAATACAATCTGCAAGAGCGTCACACGCTGCTGATATCTGATTCTGCGTCAAAGCTTTCATCTATTTCAAAACCTTCTTGTCTAGAGCGAGCATTATTATGAATTTCATTTCTTGTCATACCTTCTTCAAGCCTGCCTATCTTGCCAAACATTTTCATGCTTATATAATCACCATCATCTAAGCCCTCTCCATGTCTAGCAACAACAGGCACTAATTTTCTATTTCCGTTTTCTGGATTATCTTCCGCTTTCTCCTCGTCTGATTTTAATTTAAAAATTGTAAAACTTGTACACAGCCAAATTAGTCGGTCAGAACCAGACACGACATCTGTACTTTCTTTGGTTATACCGTCCCTATTTAGCTGCACGAAGCTTAAACAGGGCACATCATACTTAACCATAAAGTTATGGAGTTTGGTGATCTGAAAACCAAGAACCTGATATTCCTGCATGGACGGATTGATGCCATCAGAACTCATTAATTTAAGATAATCATAAATTATAACACAATCATTCGTCCTGCCCTCTTCATCAAATCCAACATGTTGGTAGATCCACTTTCTCATAATAGAAAGTATATTTTCAAATGACTGACCTGCAATACTGATATAGTGATATGGTATATCTTTAAGCTTTTCAGAAGCGGTGCGAACCTTTTCTTTTTCAATTTCGTTTTCAGAAAATTTACCAGTAGAAATCTTCTGGATATCCACACCGCTAATACTAGCAAGGATTCTGTTTAGATGATCTTCTTTGCCCATTTCTGTGTCTAAAACTAGAACCGGAACACTATTTGTGGCAACGTTAATAGCCACAGCATCACAGAACATAGATTTGCCAACTTTTGGGCGAGCAGCAATCAAGTCAACACACTTTCTTCTTAATCCACCACCAATAGCCGCATCATATCTAGCAAAACCTGTGGGAATACCAACAAAGTCAGAAACGTTTTCAGAAAGATAATCTAAATACTCTTCAACACCGTCGCCAATAATCTCTGTTTTATTATCAGATGTTTGGTATATTTCAGATGTAACATCAAGAACCGGATTTTCCACCATAGAAATCATATCTACAATGTCTTCTTCACCAGTAATAGAATCCATGCTTTTTTGGCATGAGGCAAGAGTCTTTTTAAGATCTCTAGCAATTTTTAACTTTGCTATTTTTGCAGCGTGAACCTGCGCATTCTCTTGATGAGTTGACATATTGAAAAGAGAGCGTATAAAAGCCATCTCTTCTTTGTTGTTTATAACTTCTGCTACGCCCAAAGAATTTGCAGCAGACAAGATAGATGTAAGTTCTACCTTTGAATTTTCTGAAATAGTCTTGTGGATACAGCTAAACAGTATTTGGTTAACTTCATCTGTAAAGTATTCAGAATCAACAAAATCAATATCTAAATAACAGTCTAAACCATATTGACAAAGAGCCGCTAGTACGGCTCTTTCAGAAGCTAGATCTTGAAGATTGTTTTTTTTCTTCATTATCGAACTCCAATACACCTATCACAAGTAAACCAATCTCTAGCATGGGTTGGATGAACACTAACCTGTTTTCCGCATTTGCTACATTTTTGATTAACTTTCTGTACTGGTGGTCGTCGTCTTTCTGTTGGTTGAATATCCGGCGTTTTAAATTCTTCACCTTTTGCCTCGGTTCCATCATCCGTAAAAGAATTAAATCTTTTCGTTTCTGTTACCGGCATTCTTGTTTTTTCCTCGTTATCTGTTCTACTTATTGTAAAATCTAAATCTTGATCCCTTAGTTTACTTTTAGTAGCTTTACTTTTGTCAACCCTGACGGGTTTAGGTTTTTTCTGGGGTTCGCTTTTTAGGCTTTCTACACCTAGTGATTCGTTAATACTTTCTAATAGTGCTTGTTTTTGCTCTGTTGAAAGAGATTTGATAAATTCATCTAACATATTACCCTCATCGCGTTTTTGACAAATTGCATAGCGTATCCGCCATTCTCAATACTTTATTCGACTTTCCTTCTACCATAGCTAATCTTGCTTCTGCATACTTTTTTATTTTAAGTATTTCAGAGGCAAGAGGGTTTTCTTTTACAGCAGAATAATATTTCTGCTCCCATTTAGTATAGCCATTACCATAGTCATCCAGTGACTTAGATATTATATACCATATGCTTGAATCTGCCCAGTCTAAAGCGATTTTTTCTTTAGCTTTTATTGATTCAAGATGATCTGCGTATGCATACAACTCATAAGCATAAGCCAAACATTCTTTTGAAGATAAATGACTAATATCTTGTGCGCTCATATTAATCAGCGCTTCAATATCTTCTTTATGGTCTACCTTTGGTAGATTTTTACAGGATATCCATTCATCAATCGCCTGAAGAAACTCTTCTAATTTTCTCTCTCCACTCATCAATACCCTCATTAAAGTTTAATTCTACCAATTCTATTTCATTCATATCGCACCATTCTCTTTTATCAGAATCTCTAGCTTTCGCTTTATAGAATTCTAGCTTATTCTTAAAAAAGAACTTATTAAATTTATAATGCTGTTCTCCATGAACCTCAATCATGATTCTTCTAGCAGGAAGAAACAAGTCGGCACGAAGACTTTTACCGCCAAACTGATCTTTGCTGCCGGGAAGTACCACTTCTTCAAGGATTGTATCATATGGATAAAATTCTTCAAGCAATTCTTTTGCTTTATTGTGAAGTTTTGAAGCGTTTACTTTTTTAGCGGCGGCAGAAAGAGGCATCCAGATGTAACCTTTCGCGTCTAGTCCCATTATTTCTATTTTCATAGCATGTCCTTGATTGTTTTAGCGAGAAGCTTGATACATTCTGGATTTTCTTTAAGATAATTGTATACCTTGGGTTGTCCTTGAAATTGAAAAGCTTTGATACATGCCGCCTCGTCTTCTAGATCTAGATCGGGCTTGAGTTTTTTCATAAGATCTTTATCTTCCAGCATAAACATCAATTTAAACCAAGCTCCACTACGATCTATAAGCGCTAGCTGCTGGGCAAGCTGTAGGTACTCTTGGCACTCATCAACACCCTCACCATAGCGAATAAAGCTCTGACAGTTGCCTCCCGGCGAACCCATAGATGAACACAGAATACGCCAATTCACTTGCTGACCAATAACTTCGCCACTTTCATCTGTCCAGGGTTTAACGGCTGGAATTTTCTCTCCACCGCCTTTAACTTCCATTCTTGTATCCGCCTGATACTGGATCTTTCTGCCACCATCAGCCATTTTAGCTGCACCCATTCCAGAAGTGTTGGAGATAGTATGGGTAATCAAGATCACCAATCCTCTTTGATTAGGAAGGACTTGTCCCATCTTTTTAGTAAAGATAGAAAGAATCTTTGGTAGGCCCGCTCTTGTTGGCGAAAAGTCGCCATCTAATTCTTTTTCTGCAATCAAAGATGATATAGAGTCAACAATCAAAACCGCACCATGATATTCTGGGTCGGTCATATATTTATATGCTGTTTCTAAAAATATTTCAGCAGGGATAGGCTTATCTTTTGGCTGAATAATTGTCATATTTTTAGGATCAAGCTCTGGAACTTCAAAGTTCATTTCCTTGAGCCTGCCCTCTGCATCAAGATAAATAATATGCCTGCCGTCTTTCTGGGCGTTTGCTGCAATTTGCATAGCGGTGGTTGTTTTGCCGCACTTAGGATCGCCCGAAAGCATCAACCAAGAACCTTCTTTGATACCGCCTCCTAGCGCAATATCGAGCATAGGAGAAACAGACAACACCTTGTAGTCTTTTCTATTGCTTAATACATTTGTTCCAGAAACAAGTATGTCACCATATTTGTCTGTGATTTGTTTTTTCCAATCTTTAGTTTTTGCCATCTATTTTCCTTATCTTTGCAAAGAGGCTGCCAGATTTTTTAGGCTTTTTCTTTTTATATTTTTCCGTTGTTGGTTTTACTACTACTTTTTCTTTTTTAGATTCTTCTACTTCTTTTTCGTAGAAGGTTTTTAGACCTTTTTCTACAAACTTGAGAGGTAGAACAAACTTTTTACTTTTATGAAGAAAGCCCAAGCAATAAATATTGTTACCACTTGGGCTATTTAGATATCTAATTAAAGAGCTTTCACTATACTTTGATATAAGACTAGAAGCAACACGAATTTGAATTTGATATTCATCTTTTTGAGATTTGTTCCAAAATTTAAATTCAAGACTTCCGCAGTTTTCTTTTTCTCGTTTTCTGATACAAACTAATTCCGCCGCATATTGAGCGCCATTACACGGCTGCCCCGTTGATAAGCTCTTGTACTTTTTCGTTTTTGAGTTTTTCTGAGTCATTTCTAAAAATCATGTTTTTCAAGTTTTCGTGAGTCAATTCTCTTGTTTGCGCGCTTTGCTCAAATTCGTTAAACGGCCAAGTGTATTTTGATACATCAATCAAAGAACAATCATCTCTTAATAATGAAACAGTCAAAGTCTGAAATGATTGAGAATGACTACCATCCATAGCTTGATCTTTCGCAATACCCCTCATAACAAGAAGTCCATCAAGACCGTCTTCATTTTCAAAAAACACTTTTGATGGAGCGCCAAACATATGAAGCTCTACTTTGGCTGGCAATAGATTATTTTGTTTACAATAATCCTTGAGCCTATACCAAGGATTATCTAATTCAGGACGATCATAATCCCCATATACAATAGTACCATCCGTTAGTGTTATTTTCCAGCTAATCATCAAATCTGTTTGGATTAGCTTTCTCATATATCCGTCTCTTGTCGTACAAACCATATTAGTCTCCTTTAATTTGATGAATCATGCCGCGATACCTTGATGGTGGCTCTGGTCGTTTTCTTGTTTTGTCAGACTCCATTGACGAAGCTTCTGTCATGACTACTATTCCTCTATCTTTATTTCTAGCCAGCAAATTAGAAGCGGCGCTTGCTTTTTTAGGTTGCGAAGCGTGTTTTTCAGATAAAGCTTTTTCTACATAATTAGATACAATCTTTGTAGATCTATCCATTGACTTTGCTAGCTCAGTAACATCCATTTCCAAGTTGCTACGAATATGATCTTTTTCTTTGTTTGAAAGCGGACCCTTTTTCATTTAATTCTCCTGTGACAATCTTCTGGATCTAGTAAAATATAATCGGTTTTTAGTTTCAAGATATTTAACATATTGATTAAAAGATTTTTCATTAACCTTTTTAAAATCGCTTAGTTGTGTTTTAAGATTATAGTCTATAGCATGAGGGTCTACAAGCTCACCCCTGCTAAATCTTACATAATACCTGATAGATGTTCTGTCTTCTGCTTCTGTGGTAACTCTTTTAGCAAAAGCCACTTTAGCATTTTCACAGCCCATTCCTACCTTGTCGTAAA